TGAAGGTTGTAATTTTAAAATGAAAGGTCATAAAGGATATTTACCTTTTGCTCCTGGAAAATCACTATTACTAGATGTAGGTAATACACACGCAGTATATAATAACAGTGATGAAGATAGATACCATATAATAGTACATGGTAAAATAACAAAAGAATTTAAAGAGTTGGTAGAGCGTAGTTATGCGAAAAATGGGCCTCAATAAAAACTATGTAGTAGCAATATTTGATGATCCAAAATTTGCATCTAGAAATATGACTATACAAGAAAAACGTAAAGAAATTACAGAATTTTTTACAAGATTCAAATATTTTGGACCTATAATTTATGGCAAATCAGTTAATGATGTATTAGACAAAGCACTAGAGCATGATGTAGAATACTGTATAGTACAGGCAGTAGGTCATATTGTTAGAGATGGTTCATTTTTTAAAATTATAGAAAAATGGATGAGTAAAAAGAACTTCTTTGTTACAGGGCATATTATGGACAAAGAAACTCCAAATAGTAATTGGTCAGAAGGCAATGGTTATTATGGATTACATAAACAGTGTATTTTAGTTAATTTAAATTACTATAAAAAGTTTGATAAACCTGTGTGGGGAGAAGCTAAACATAAGTTAGATAAACCAGAACATTTAGCTGCTGCTAATAGACATGCTAAAGATATACATGATGACTATACTCCACTAGCAGTTATGCCTACAGAAGAAACTAAAGTATGTACCCCTCTAGTAGATGGTTGGAACTTTATAAATACAAGTTTAGAAAATGGTTTAACTGTTTATAATTTTCATCCAAAGATTCGTGATGCGAAAGAATTTGTTTATCCTACTAGTAGTATTGAAGATCTACAGACTCAGTTATCATGGGTTAATAATATAGTAAACTATGCACCTCAATGTGTATTTTTATGGAATACAGAGACATATTTAGATTTAAAATACTGTAAAATACAAGAACCAGTTAGGCACTTATATACATTAGCAGCTAGTTTCAAACCACATATTATATTAAATACCTTTAATTTTGAAGATGATGCAATTGTTAATTTTTATGACTATAGTAAACCTGCACTAGCTTATAAAAAAATGATGTTAAAACAGTGGAATGGTGAAGATTATCCTGCATTTATAAATTGGGCTAGAAAAAAATATCAATTTAATGAAACACACGGAACTCTAACAGAGCATGAAACAGATGATTTCCTATGGCAAAGAGAAATATCTTGGTGGGGTAGTGAAGATACTATAAAAGAACACTGGAAACGGTATAAAAATCTAAAACATACATGGACTCATGTAGATATATCAAAAGACTGTACGCCCATAACTAATAAAATAATTAATGAACCAGGTAGTGTAATATGGTGGAGTAATGCTTTCCATACTGTAAATGCTCATTATCTTCATGGGTTAAAAGGTGTTACCGCTAGTTACAAAACTTGGATAGATGAAATTACTAAACAGAATCCTAATATATGGATTTTAGGAAAAGACTTTTTAGATAGACCTGTAGAAGGAGGTCAGATAAAAGATTATGTTATTAAAAGCTAAAACAAGGCTAGAGTTTGATAATAGTTGGGTAAAGCAATTAAAATTTGTAGAACACACAGACCAAGATTTGGCAGGTCATGTAGACGCTATATCAATAAAAAGTGAATCAGGAAGTGTATTTGATTTTTATAGATCTAATCCTTTAGAGAATCCTGATGATTTTAAATATACAGCTTTATATCATAAAATACCTCAAGTTAAAAAATTAGTAGATCATTTTCAGCTACAAACTACCAGAGTGCGTATACATAGGCAACTTCCGGGTCAAGAAATACCGCTACATACTGATGATAATAATACAGCAGTAAAAGATAAAAATGATTATATGGTTAGAAGTATTACAGCTCTTACTGCAAGTAAAGATTTTAGATATAACTTTATAGATACAGAAAATAAACATAGAGTTCAATGGCTAAGACAGGGAGAAACTATATTTTTTGACCCTGATTTAATAGCTCATGGCATGTTAAATAAGTCAAAAACAGAAACTAGATATGCATTGGTACAGATATTTAAGTTATACCCAGTAACAGACTGGGCAAGAGATTTTATAAATACCAAAAAAGTAGTAAAAATATGAATATAGACTTTGGTACAGCATTTCACAAACCAAACGGTAATGCAGTAAAAGTAACTATTAATGAATTTAGAGATAAACTATATCTACATATAAGAGATTATACAATGGACGGAGATACAGGACAGTGGTTTCCTACTAAGACAGGATTTTCTATTCCAGCAGATGAAGTTAGCTCTTTAATACCTTTACTAAATGACGCTGCAGAAGCAGTAGCACAAAGGTATATATGGAATAATCAATTAGAATTGGAATTTGAAGAATTGGAGAACGAATATGAGTATTAAAGCTTGGAATGATGAACAAGAAGCTGAATTAACTAGGCTTTATCTTGAGGAAGAAATTAAAGATGTACATGAATTAGCATCTATATTTGAAAAGGGTTATAGAAGTGTTATAAGTAAATTAGTACAACTTAAAATATATGAAAAACCTGAATTAGATGAAGAAGATAAGTCATTAACTGTAAAAGTTATGTTGAGAGAGCTAGAAGAGATTTTAGGTGTAGAAGTGGTAGGAACTAATTTAAATAAAAAAGAAAATTTAAGTAAGTTACTTGAGTCTATCAAAAAGAAGATTGGCTAATGGGAACACTTAAACCAGGTGTTGGATTAGTATATGAACGAGTAGATGGTGTCGTATATGGCAGATACCAAGGAACAACAGATAGATGGGAAATAGGAAGAGATATGAGACCAATATCACCAAATGATATAAGACCGGAACCACAAACAATTGGTTGGGACTCTGCTGCCGGACATGGTCATAACCAATACACAAAAGAAGAGATTGAAGCATTAGGTATTAAAGTGGTAGAAGAACAAGTTATTCCTGAGCAAACTAACATATATAAGTTTAGTGAAGATAAACTAATAGAAGAGTTTACAGACTATATTGATAGTACTTATGCAGCACATTATAATACTAATAAAATTCAATCTATGGAAAATATTATAGATAAAGGTCATGGTACTGGATTCTGTATGGGAAATGTAGATAAGTATGCAAGTAGATATTTAAATAAAGGTACGAGAGAAGATGCTCGTAAAGATCTAATGAAGGTGTTACACTACACACTTCTTCAATTACATATACATGATAATAATTTATAAGGACTAATCATGAAGTATATCGTAGATATTGACGGCACTATCTGTCATGCACATCAATTACCCAGTGGCAAATGGGACTATGAAAATCATGTACCAATTATGGGTCGTATTTTTAGAATAAATAGACTATATGATGAGGGACATACTATTAAATATATGACTGCTCGAGGAGCAGTTAGTGGTATTGATTATTATGAAATGACTAAAAGTCAATTAGATAGTTGGGGTTGTAAATATCACGAATTGTCAGTTGGTGAGAAAGAACATTACGATATCTGGGTAGATGATAAAGCTCACAACTCGGAAGAATTTTTCAAATGACAACTAGTATGAGGTGGTTTGCTAATCAGTGGCAGACTCAAGAAGTTGACGAAACTGTAGTTAATAGGGTCTTAGCAGCTAAAAATGTATTAGATATTGGTTGTGGGCATAATCCTTATAAAAAATTTGCTACAGGTAAATTTACAGGAATTGATGTTTATATTGATACAGCTGATGAACATATGGATTTTCTAAACTTTAGGACACAAGAAAAGTATGACCTCATAATTGCTTATGGGGTTTTTCACTTTCATAGTTTAGATTTAATAGATATACAGATTAAAAAAGCTATGAAACTGCTTACTCCAGATGGTGTTCTATGCATGAAAGTAAACCCTAACTGTCCTAACTTTGACGGTTCTATACTACCTTGGTACAATAAATGGACTAAATCTCTTGCTTATCATTATGGAGAAGTGTATAATAAAAAAGTTACAAATATGAGAGAAAGTACTCGTGGGAGATTTAAATGGGAATATGAATAGATGCCAGAAATTCTAGCACTATTATCAGGAACTTTTTATGGACTACTAATAGGCATAATTCCTGGAGCAGGCGCTACTACTGGTCTTATTTTTCTATTTAGCTTTATTACCCTATTTCCAGATCCATATCTAGCTGTTATTTTTGTTATGGCAGTAGTTGCTGCCAGTACTACAGGAGATACATATACAGGAGTCCTATTAGGTATTCCAGGTGCTAATTCGGCTGCTGCAACAATGATAGATGGTTTTCCCTTAGCACTACAAGGTAAAGCTACCTATGCTATTAGTGCTGCTGTTACAACATCTACTATAAATGGTTTACTTTGGGGATCACTTACTTTCTTTTTATTACCTTGGTATACTAATTTAATACTAATATTCGGAGTTCCTGAGTTATGGGCTTTTACTATGTTAGCACTAGCTACAGTAACCTTCATAAGTAATAAATGGTGGGTCAGAGGATTAATGGCGCTTGCTGCAGGAATCTTTATCGGTATGATAGGAGTTGATCCTAATACTAATTTAGATAGATGGACCGGTGGCTGGGAATATCTAGGAGCTGGAGTACAATTACTTCCAATGATAGCGGGTTTATTTGCTATTCCTGAACTTATTGATGGACTAGCTAGAAGAAGAAATACTGCTGATTCTACTATATCAAATGGTAGACAGACACTAGATGGTATAAAAGCTGTATGGGATAACAGATGGTTAGCTCTACGTGGAGGTTGTATAGGCGCTTTTATAGGAGTACTTCCTGGTCTAGGTGGTGCAATGGCAGACTGGATGGCTTACGGTCAAGCAGTAGCTACTACTAAAAATCCAGATGTTCCCTTTGGTAAAGGTAATATAAGAGGAGTTATCGGGCCAGAAGGTGCTAATAATGCACAAAAAGCTACCTCAATGATTCCTACAGTGCTATTCGGAATCCCTGGTGCTCCTTTTGCGGCAATTATTATTGGATTGTTTGCATATTTAGATTTTGAACTGGGTACTGTTGATTTAGCAATGGATACCAAGTTTTTTGATAGTATGCTGTTTGGATTTATGATGGCTACTATACTTGTAGCTATATTGTGTATACTTTTAACTAAGTATATAGCTAAAATTGCTAATGTACCTTATAAATATTATTTTCCGTTACTATTAGCTTTTATAGTACTTGCTTGTGTTCAGTATACAGGAGGATGGGAAGACTATGCTATACTCATAGTTTGCTCCTTAATAGGTATATTAGCTAAAAAATTCAAGTTCTCAAGACCTGCATTATTATTTGGTTTTATACTTGCAGAAAGAATTGAAGCACTGAGTATACAAATGTATGGTATGTATACTTTTGATAGGTTATTAACAAGACCTATATTCTGGACACTGATCGGTGTTATTTTTATTATATTGGTTTGGGGATTATCCAAACGTAACAAGTTAGAATATGCGTAAAAAAGGAATATTAATGAAACGCTTACTATTATC